GGGCTTAGAAGGCCGTCAGTTTGCCGATTGTATAGATTGGGTCGACCCCAGACGTGACTTGCCATGTCGGGTAATTATCAAAGGCATCCGCATTGATTATAAAATCAACTCCGGCATTGGTCACTGTTTCTCCGATTAATTGGTCTCTGTCTTCGTCGGTCCAGATAAAGTTGATGTCCGCATTTGGACTCCAGAAAGTGCCGGACCCGTCTAGATTGAATGAAGGCTGCGCAATCACTAGTTGCGGCGTGTAACTTGTACGGATGAAACCGTTACCGTTAGATGAATAAAAGCCCTTTATATATTCAATGTTATGATCGTACTGGTCTCGACCCGATCCGCCCAAGGACGCATTATCGATTGCCGTGCGCAAGACGGCCCACGTTGAATATAGAGAGCTGCCCCCAATTACATTAGGATTGCCAGGGATTGAAGGCATCAGATTCGAGCATAGTAATACTTAGCCGTTAGCGTTCCAAGTTTGATGCGGTCAGCCCAAATAGATCCGGTGACGTATTGTGTGACTGTTACGGTAGAGTCCGCGGTATTCAACTCAGCCTCAGCTAGGAGGAGATAGCCGTAGTCGTCGTTATCCGTTAGGAGGTCATCAAATGCTGCTACGCCAGGGTATGACGCGTGCTCTGAGTCGTCGCTTGGATAGATGTGGGTGGATGAATCGGGGCCGGCCACAAGATAGACATAGGACTTGGTGGTCGAAGTGTTCCAGTCCCAGTCAATATTCGGAGGAGGCAAATCGGTGAGCCACTGGGGAGATAGGCCTTGAGTGCCATCCACTACGGTGGGGTTATTGTTCAGCGTACCGGGCATAACTTGGAATGTGTTGGCATCAGCATTGATGACCTTGTAGGGGTGCATCGGAGCCGTGTTCTCGCCGTCCGCAAAGTCATACATGACAAAGGGCTGGTCGATGTTGAGCGTCGTGCCGCTCGATGAGGCCTTAAAGGTGTACCCCGAACCTGGCTGCATCTGGCTCATTATGGCATCAGTCTCGCATCACGATACACTTCGTCCGGCCAACCTTGGACGGAATAGCGCACCTCGTAATTTACCTTATAAAGCAGACCGTAGTCTTCGACATTTACTTGAGACAAGAGCAACTGATTATAATCACCATCAGCAGATGAAGACACAAAAGATGTTCCCGCATAATCTGGAACAATGTTTGGCATTGTGCCGGCCCAGTCATTGTCGCGAGAACTTGTGCCGAGGAAGCGGATCATATGCTGCACGTCCGTATCTAAGGTCGTATAAAAATGACCTGAGAATGAGGTAACTGGAGAAAGGTAATTTGTCTTACCGTAAAAGTGTTTTTCAGAAGGGTCTACAAAGCCAATGAAGCGACCACCTTCTGGAGTTTCAAAGCAAGCGCCGTGCTCTCCCACGAATGAATCCCTAGACCTTTTGACGTTTGCATCGTCAATATAGGTAACAGTTGGGCCAAGTTTTGACGTGGTGAAAGTAGGAGCCCCTGCGATAACATCACCATAGCCATCTCCACCCGTAACAAAGAAGTTAGGGTTAGTGCTGATGTTTTCAGACGTTAGACCATTCGAGGCGCTTACCTGCGGATTAGTGTAGTCTCCGCCATTGATGCTAGGGTCGATACCGACGTAGTCCACGGTGATCGTGGCGATACCGAGGGAGTCCCAGGAGATGGAGTTCTTATGGCTCTTGCAATAACTGTAGCCAGCATCTGGGAAGGCCGTGCCGCGAACGCATGGGGCGAAGTCTCCGGCGTCGTCGGTCTTGAATGTGGCCGTGATGGTAATCAGGCCATAGCCATCAGCGCTGGTCTTCCAACCGGGCTGAAGGATTGCGGAGGATAGGGAGTCACCCTGGTCGATGCGTGCCATAGTTATTTAGATTTGAGCATTGATGCGCGAGAGGGTGCCGGGGCGGTTAGCCATCCGTCGCTGGTTCCGTGGCCGGAGGCGATGTTGGCTAGAAGTTCATTCGTCTTCCTGGCTTCTTCGAGCTGTAATGTCATAGCCTCGACTACCGGATTATTGCCGACGCCGATGACATTGGAAAAACCTTGTGGACTTTTGAAGTCGCGAGTTACAGCAGCCGCTTCTTGTGGTTTTGTGAACTGATTAAATTCAGGGCTTTCCTTGAAGTATTTTTCAATCGCATCACGGACCTCTTTGTTGGAGGCCATTGTTGAAATAGTAAACATATTTGGCTCTCCTTCTGGTGAGAAGCGCGGAGCAAACTCTTCATAAATTTTCTTACCCTGCGGAGAGTTGAGGAAATCTTCATAAATCTGTTGAGCTCCTGCTTTTACTTTTTGCTCCTCTTCTTGCTGCGCTAACATATATTGAACAAATGATGCCTTCTTACTTTGCTGGGCATTTGTGAACTTTGTTTCTCCTTTTACAATTAAATCAAAGCCTTCTTGCGCATCGCGCTTTGCCTTATCCATTGCAGAAGAAATAAGCCCAATAAGGTTTTGCACGATTACCATTGGGGCAATAAATCCGAGAGCAATGTCCTTAAATGCTGTAGAAAACTTTTTCCCAATTGCATCAACCTGACTAGAAAAAGAATTAGTCGCTTTCTTGGCTTTATCCATCGCGTCCGGAATGTCGGACGTGGTCGAGATTTTTGCGGATAGTTCTGCGTCAGCCATAGTCGTCAGGGAGTCGGTACCTTTGCTGGATTGGAAGCAGCCGCCGCCGCGTCCTTGGCTTCCTCTTCGGCCATGAAGGCCTCCTCTTCGGGCGACATGATCGCGACATCCGCACCCTTGGAGATAGCCAGGGCGGAGTTTAACCAGATAGCCTGACACTCCGGCATCTCCCAAGCGCGTTTTTCCTCAATGCCGTGAGAAATTAAATTGCCAACGATAGCCAGCGGCCATGGCACACCCTTGTCGCCAGCTGACTTCTTGGCCGCCTGCTCCCAGAACTTCGGCCAGTGGGCCACTAGGATATAGTCCGCAAAGGCTTTTAGGTAGGCCTCGAAGCGTCCTGGGTTACGCATCAGGCGCATAATCCGCAACTGGTCCTTCCAGCTTAGCCGTCCGCCGACCTCTTCGTCAGCGCATACCTGACAAGCAAACAGCAGATCGGCAGGGGTAACGCCGCGAGAGCCGGTAACCAGTGGTGACTCAAATGCCATGAGCCGTACCCGGTACTTAAGGCACCATGGGTAAAGGGTTCGACCTAGCATCCCTGAGAGGGGAGCGGGGTCAATCCATGCAGAAAGGAAGCGCTTATCCATGCTTCCCAGTCTAGCCCACTTGGGGCTAAGTCAATTAGGCAGGCGTGATGCCTTCGTAATCGATGGCCGTCACGGTGACCGCGGTAAAGCCCTTGTTAGAACCTTTATCGTCAATCTTGGTGATAGTGCCAGCAAAAGAGGCAGAGGCAGAACCAGAAGGGTAAGCCGTATTTGCGTTAACCGTGAAACTGAATGCAGCACCTAGCACTGGCATGCTGGCAGTCTTGCAAATACCTTCGACCGTGATTTCAGACTTACGATCGTCGAGACGGTGGGTCTTCGTCAAACCAGCCTCATCGACAACAGTGGCCTCGGAGTTAAACGAGGATGAAAGGCTGTAGCTCTGGACGTAGAGATTGCTGACGGTCCCGCTGATACCGTACAGGCAGGTCGTTCCGTTATTGATGGCGGCCATATACCTTTGGTCGGTTTGGAATTAGGCCGGGAAGACCGTGAGAATGTCGAAACTGAACGACGTCGCCCAGGAGCGCTCGTCGACTCCTTCGTCTTCAGAACCAATGGTCACGTCATAACAGGACGCGTCACCCGTGGCCGTGAAGGCCGCCTTGATGGAGGTCAGGTCACGCATATTACCGGAGAGGGCGGCGCAGCGGAGGCGATGATCGGCAAGGGTCGTGTCGTCGGCATTCGAGAACAGGGTGATGCGGACAGAGCAAGAGTAGTTCCCTAGGCCGTCAGGAATCTCACTAGGTGCCCGGGCAGACTCGCAGAGGACTACGGCCTTTGGTAGGGTCTGGGTGGCAGCGCTATCCCCAGTAAGGAAAGCGATAGTGGTCAAGTCGGTCTGGGCCGCGAGGTAGGTCGCGACGGTAGATTCGATGATATGGCGGATGGAGCGAGTTCCCATAAAGTTAGGAGGTCTTGGTGGCTGCCGCGGCATCCTTGAGATGCTTACGCATACGCAGGCCCATTTGCTTACGGCGGTTTGCGATGACTAGGGGAATGACCGAAGCATCAACGCCAATGTTGTTAACGTTACCAAGGCTATTGGTTACTGTTAGCGACAGGCTCTTGACCTGGTTATCGACGATTAGGTTGCTAGTGCCGCGCACGGCGTGCCGATTAATCCAAGCTACGTTGAGCAGGTCGACGCCAAAGTTCTTAGGGACTCCATTGATGACGGGCTTAGGAAGCGAGCGCAAGGCCGATGCCCAGCCTGACTTGACCATGCCGACCATGGCTTGACGTTCCTTGATGTATGCTGAGAGGTCGCCCTTGCTCTCGACAAGCAACTTGATTTTTGTCGGGCGGACGTTCTTGCCGATGCGGCCACCGAACTTACCCTTGATGCGGTTATGTGGACCGCGCAGCTCACCGACGAAGCCCTGGCCGTATTCGGTGCGCACGGGGTTGGTCGTGTTAAAGTAGTTCTTCGCCTTGGCGAAAGCCCGGGCGTAGTCCTGGTCATTGGCAATCTTGCGCATGATTGGGGACAGGCCCTTGAGGGCTTCGAGCTTACCGCCTCCAATCACCTTGTTGAATAGGCTTAGGTCGTTTGCTTTGGTTGCGTAGGCGAGCTGATTGGTCAGCAAGGCCGAGGCCGAGTTGGAGTTACGGTCGTTAGCCGCCACAAAGATTTTGCGGATATCTCCGGCTACGGCGTTATCGCCTGCGGTCTGGGCCGCCTTAGAGAGGCCACGGCCTCCGCCCTTGGGCATGGGAGGGGTAAAGGTTGCCGCGTCTTGGCAGATAAGGGCCGCCTGCTCTAAACTAGCATCCCGCATCGATTGCCCGGTCTTCGCCGCAAACTTTTGCAAGGTCGCGATGAACTTGTTAACGGACACCTGATCTAGAACGACCTTAACCACGGAGCGTTACTGGTTATCGTCGATGACGACGAGCGTGATCCATGCCGAACCGGGCTTGTAGGTCTGGGTCGTGATGCGGACAGTCTTACCTCCGGCCACAATCTTCTTCCCCTGGCCTAGGCTGGCAATGGGGACACCACCCGACAGTAGGGCCGCCGATGCCCCAATAGACCCGTCTGGGAGGCTCCAGGAGGCCGTTACAGCGGGCACCCTGACCGAGTACTGGGTCCGCTCCAT